AAATTTTCAGAGCCAACCAACCCGTAATTAAATGTTGAGCCAGTGTAGGTTTTCTTGAAATAACTACTGGAAGTGCTACCTCCAGATCCAGTGTCTGTTCCTGTTCCAGTTCCTCCACCTGAATCAATCGTCTCTGTTATAGTGTCTGTAATAGAATTCAACGATGTTTGTATAGCTGCATTTAAATCGCTAATGGCTTGCACAAAAGCGGTTGTGTCAAAGTCCGGCTCGATATCTAAATTCACTCTGACTGTGCTAGACATGATTTCAAATTTTTGAGCTAAAAATGCAGCGGAAACTTGGTCAAGGTTTGTTATAAGATTGTCAACGACATCTGCAAAATCCTCATCCAACACACTGAATAATTCCTTTAAATCATTTTTTAATTCATCAATCGCTTGGGTAGGTGCTTCCGTTCCATAACTAACCCCTAACGTTTCCAAATCCTTTAGGACTTGTTCAAAAATTCGTTGAAATTGTGTGCTGGATTTGTAGACATCTCTTGAAGCTGACAGGTATTCATTTACAAATGCTTGCAAGTCTTTGATTTCGTCTTCAGTGGCTTCTGGGTCTAGTGCTGCCGTTAGAAGTTCCTGATAACGTTGTGAGGCCAAAATGAACTTATCCTGTGGCCCCATTAAGTTAAAATCACTGAATAATAATTCATAAACTTGGTCAAACAGTCCCTGGACAAGTTCTGCTATGTTGTCAATGGTTCGCTCAAACTCTGAGAGCAAAGAGCGCAAGCCAGATTGCACATTCTGAACTGCCATCAAATCAATTTCTCTTTCTCGTTCTTCGTTGAGCTTTTGAAGTTCTGATTTTTGCAGATTATAGAGTTCAAGCTGTTTGGCTTCTGCCGCTTGAATTTGTTCTAGTAATTCAGTTCTTTTTTCTTCATCAGCGACAAATTGAATTAAAACTTTTTGCTGTTCAAGAATCGCTAATGTTTCAGCATTTCTGAAATCAATCTGCTCTTGTGCGGTGAGGTTCTGAAAGTGGATGGAATCAATCTGCTCTTGTGCGGTTTTAATAACTAGGTCGCTAATTCCTTCAAAATCTGCGGTAACACTGGTTGACGAACCTGCGATTCTTTCGGCTAACTCTTGAATTATCAGTTCAGCAGTGCCAACTGCTACATAAGCCTCTGCTCTTGGGTCCGCGCCAGTAGTGCTATCAATAAATCCTTGTAAATATTCAACAACTTCCTGCAGAGTCTGGCCTTTCGAGCTGCCAACCCAATTGTCCAGAAGTCCGGTAATGATTTGTTCAAAGGTCTGATCATCTGGAAAATCTCTTGGATTGATTAGAGTTGGGATTAAGTTGTTGATTGAGTTTTTAAAAGCTTCAATAACTCCAGTTAAATTGCCGGACTCTTCGGCTGAATCAATCAATTTTTTGAGTGTTTCCTCTTGCCCATCAACAATCTCTCTGAGGCTTGTAATTGCTGCAATCTGGACGGCTTCTGAAGAGCTTGGTTGATAGGGTCCACCTTGTGCGCCACCTCCTAACGCTTCAATGTCTCTGGTAAATCCACCACCTCCATAATAACTGTTCGGCCCAATCCCTAGCGAATCCGCCAAGTTCTCAATCGCATTTCCTGCGCCTTCAATCAACGCCCCAATCAGCCGATTGATGGCACTGATTAAATCGCCAAGAATGTCCAGCAGTGGGTCAAGAATGTCGAAAAGAATTTCAAAGCTTTTGTCTATCGCAGCAGCTACTTTTTCGTTGCTTAGAATCAATTTATAAGCAGCTTCGTCCAAGGATTTTGATTGGGCTATGTTCATTCCTCGACTGGCGTTTGGTCCTGCGCTCGAAATGCCGGAAATGATGGCGTCAGCAGTTCTTTCCGCTTCTTCGCTTAGTTGTCCTTGAAGTAAAAGCTGAGTTCTTAGTTGTTCGGTTGCTTCCTCAAGGTAGGTTAGTTCTCTAGCTTTTGGGAAAAGGCTTGCTTCGTAGAGGTCATTTTTTTCTTGAGTCAAGGCGTTGATTTCGGTGACTCGCTCAAATTCTTCTTCTAAGGCTTGTGTGAATCGGTCCTGTTGGTCTTCTGTTAGTTGACCAAGTTCTTTGGTAATTCTAAACTGCTCTTCAAGTTGTCTGGTATATTCTTCTTGCTGTGCCTCAGAGATTTTTCCGGTAAAATCGGTGTATTCAATTTTTTCTAATTCCTCGACTTTCTCTTTTAGCTTCTCAACAGCAGAAGCTGCATTTGCGGCTTCAAGGTTTACCTCTCCAAGTTGTTCTTCCGTTTTAATCAGTGTCCCAGAATCAATCTGTTGCTGAAGTCCTCGGAATTCTGCGGCAACGCCTTGAAGTGCTGATTGATATTGTGTGGCTAGGTCTGCACTTCTTCGATAATTGTCCGCCAGTTCAAAAGCCGAATCTCTTTCAAACCTTAGAGCAGACTCTTGTGCCTCGGTTGAGGTTGCAATTGGGGCAACATCTCCGTCAAATCCAATCGCATTTGCGGCACTGTTATAGTAGCCAATCGCCTTGTTGATTTGATTGATGAAGAAGTTGTCTACCTTCTCAAAGAAGCTGAACATATTGGCAACCATGCCAATAAAGAAGTCTCGAACATGCAGAGTGAGGCGTTCAATCTGAAGAGCCGCATTTTGGACTTCATACTGAGCTGCCACCGAAAGAAACCCAAAGCCAGCCTGAATGTAGTTTAGTGTCGTGACAATCGGGTTGGACTCGCCACCCGTAAACATACTGAATGCATCACGCAATGGCTTGGTTAGGTTGATGGCAAACTGCTTGAGCTTGTCGAAGGCAATTCCAAGAATCTTAATTCCTTCAGCAAAATCTCGAACGATTCCGTCAGACTTGTCGAATTCACCAGCCAAGTCTGTCATCACCTTTGCGGTTCCGCTAAAGATTCCGGTTGACTCTTCAACCTTGCCAATCAGAAGCGTAAAGCTATTGCTGATTCGGGTCAGTGAGGTCGCAATGGTGTCTTGAGCAGCACCAAACTGTTGATTAATCGCGTCAGCAGAGCCAAGGATTGCATCCTTGAATTGTTGGTTTGATAGATTTCCTTCTTTAACAAATTTAATCAGGCTTCCAGCAGTTAATCCTAATTGCTTTTCAACTTGTTTTAACAAGTTCGGCATTCCGTCAATTAATGAATTGAACTCTTCGGCCTGAACAATTGGCGAGTTCAAGGCTTGCGCGAGTTGAAGCAATGCCCCAGAAGCTTCAGTGCTGCTTTTTCCGGCTGCGGCTAAAGACTTAGTGACAATTTCAGTAATGCGGATGGTTTCGGCTTGGCTTGAGCCTAGTTGGTCAGCGGCAATTCGGAGGAGAGAATAAAGTTCCGTTGTGTCTTTTATGCCTGTTCCAGTGGTCTGCGCCACTCGGTACAACTCTTTTTGAACCGCTGCGGCTTCAGCGGCTGAGTTCGTCGCTATGCGAATTTGATTGGCAAAATTGGTGAAGGTGTCTGCGGCTTGAGCAATCTGTTGAATACTGATGGCAGCAACCAAAGCAGAAGCTGCGCTTCTAGCAGACCGAAAAGCCGACTCCATTTTCTTTGTAGAGTTCGCAACTCGGTCCATTGCACTTGAAGACTTTTTGAGTTCGCCTTCTAGCTTGCCCAAACGATTGATTGCGTCGCGAATCTCTAATTCTATCTCAATCGTTGAGGCTGCGTTTGCCATTATCGTCGCTTTCTAGGTCTGGTGGTAGGTCGAGCGGTTGAAGACTTCTTTTTCTGCAAGTCTCGTTTGCGCTCGTTCTCGGTCTTTCTGTGGCTGGTGACTTCTCGGTCAATTGTCACCAAAGCCGAATAGACTTCTGGGGTATTCGTCTGGTTTCTTCTCAGGTAGCAATCAATGGCTTCTTCTCGCAGGTGGCCTATGTCAAAACCTAAGTCTCTGCCAGTGGTGTCCAAGTCTTTGAACGCTTGAACTGCTGCCAAGTTGCGCTCGGTCAGCGTCAAATTATTTGGACAAACTGAGCAAGGTGGCTCTTCGTCTTCCTGCCAGACATTATCAGCAGTTTTACAACACCAGACTGCTTGGTATCTGTCGCCTTCCTGAATTCCATGCTCGGCTGAATCACCTAGATAGGTTGCTCTTTCCAGAACCAAATCTAGGTAATTCTTTAATTTCCCTCTTCGTCATCAACCTTTGCTTGTGCCAGACGCATGAGTTTCAAGCTGACATGCGTTGCCATCTTATTCAGTGCCGCGTCTTCACCAACAAACAATTGCTTATTGGCGTCATCACAAGCTTCGTCGAATGACCACGACTGTACACAAGGCACAAAAAGCTTTCGAGCAAACGTGAGCGAGTCAATCGTCTGCTTGCCTTTTTGTGTCTTTGTGGCTGCGTTCAGTGCCTCAGTCAATAGTCGCTGATGAGGCAAAACACATTTGAAAGTGGCTTCTAAGTCCAAATCGTCATCGCTGAAATCAATTGTGACTTCATTGGCTTTCTGGACGTCAAAAATTGAAGGCATGAATAAATTACTTATAGATTAGAGAGAAAGCGGCTGCGTCTGTAGCAGAAGAGCCTTGAGTCAAGGCAAAGTCCACGGAAGCGGCTGCAGCACCATCCTGCTCTGTTCCTGAAATCGAAACGCGAGCGGATGGAATGATGATTTGCACAATGCTTCCTGCCGTGTCGCCAACCTGCACACCAATTGCGATTTGCTCCAATCGGGCAAACTGCTCGAATCGGTAGGCTTGCGCTGGTCGCATGACGAAATCAAATGAGCCAGTGACAGTAATATCGTTCGACACATAAGCGGCGGCTGGATACTTGTCTCCGGTCATTTCTGCCAAGCCTGGGTCGCCTAAGTTCTTGCTAACGCTCATGCTGAAGCCAGTTGCCAAAAACTCATTAGCGGAAGCAATCAATGCTCCGGCTGCGGTGTTTTGAGCGGCTAAATAAACTTGAGCGGCTGAAGTAGCGATTGGCTCATAGGAAGACAAGGAAGCGGCTGGAAGGTGAGGCACTAAGTAGTCAGTGGCGTCAATGCTGAAACTGTCACCAGAAGCCGCTTGAACCCCAACCGTTGCACCTGAAGTCGAAGGCGAACTAATCGTTGCAGCACCTCCAGTGTTGACTTGCGTGTCGCTTGAATCGTAAATATCAACCAGTTGTCCAGCGAAGAAGTAGTCACTAGCCACAGCATTCGTTGCAGGGTCTAAGGTAACGGTCGCGGCTGAAGAATCCGTCACACTGACAGAGGTTCCGGTTGCGTTCACAGGTCCAGAGTAGCGAATTCTGGAAGCTCGGCAGTTCGCATTCATCGTGAAAACACCGTCTCGCGTAATGTCTACGCTAAAGCCTTCGACAACGGTTCCATTCGCCACATACAATTTGTATGTGTCGACCAATTGCGCGACCTGAAAAGTTCCACTGACTCGGCTGAAGCTGTAAGTGTTTGATGTTCCAGCAGAAGTTGTCAGTGTGCCAAACACTTTTTGCAACAGTGTTGATTCGGCTGGTGCAGTGCCAGCAGTTCCAGAAGGCTTGACTAGAAAAGGAATGTCAAAGGTCGCTCGCTCGGCATAATTTACAAAACTTCTGTTCTGAAGTAGTCGAGTGCCAACCTCGGAAATGTCGGAGGTGTTGAACGTCTGCGATAAAGCCAGAGGCTCGGTTGTGGTGAAAGCATCAGAAGCAGAAACTGCGACATAACTACCAGCAGTGCTTTCAGTGGTGATATACGGTTGAGAACTTCTTAACCGTAGATACCTGTCAGGAATCGCCATAATGTCTCCTTATTCGACATCGTTTTCAGTTGTACGGTAAAGAATCTCATACCGTAATGTGGCTATGAAAAACTCACTTTCAGCAGACGCTTGCCTAATCTGCGTGTCAGTGATTCGGGAATCTATCGCTAACCCGTTTAGCGTTTGGTCGTTCGCCATTGCCTCTTCCACTTCGACAGTAATCGAATCCAGTGTGCTTTCTGCGGTGTTGCCTTTGGCTACTGCTTCAATTACTAGGTCAAGGTTTCGTTGCTGCCTGTTTTGAATACCAATCTCTAATCTCTCAACGGTTTCTGAATTGGCATAAATCAGCAGACCAGGAACGCTGCTGGTCGCGATTGGATAAGTTCTGGACTGAAAGACATTGCTTCCAGTAGTTGCAAGTCCGGTCAGTACCGTTGCGACTCGGCTTTTTATCTGCGCTCGCTTGTGAGCCATTACACACTCAGCATAATTTGCGTCATTCCGGTGCCGTCCGGCTGAATCCCTCGAACGGTATAGCTCACTGCTGAAATCGTCAGCGAATCGCCATGAGCTAAACCAGAAACGTCAGCGGTTCTGGCTAGTAGTGTTGGCTCGGTGCTTTCCACTTCGCTTTCGTCCAAGTCCACTGCAAGAAAATCATTATCAAAAATTGCTGTGAAGGTGCTTGCGTCTGTCTTCGTCACAGTCGTTCCGTAGTCTGCGAGCATTGCACTTCTATCCGCTGCGGTTTCCACGCTCATTTCTTAGGCTTTCGAGCGGTTTTTGTGGTTCGCGTGGTCACTGGTGGTGCTTCTTCCGGCTCAAGTCCTTTGGCTCTGTTTTCGTAGATAACCGCTTTGCCCATGCCAATCAGTTGACTCGCTTCTTTTGGGTCAACGCTAATCACTTGTCCAACTCGAACAGGTCCGCCATTTGCGACCGTGCCTCTGGTAATTTCAATCTTCATTGGAAAATCCTTTGAAGTCGTTCGTTATACACAATCACTCTTTCTGGATTCTGCATTAGGTTCCTTGCCTCAACCCACTTACCTTGCTGGTCATCGTTTACTCGGCTCGGTCTAGCGTCTTGGTCCCATTGGTGCCAGTACCTGCGCTTGCCCATGTAGAAATCAACACCGCAAATATGGATTTCTGAGTAGCCCAAATAATCTGCTGTCCAAAGTGCTTCTGGTCCTGACAAGCGTATGAATGGGACAATGCCACCGTGAATATCTTTGTCTCTTAGGTTCTTTGGGTCATGATGAACAATCGCTGGCGTATCGTACTCTTTCAGGTGCGCTACCATTCGGACGTCATGCGCGTAACACCAAGCCAACTCGCCAAGAAAAAGTAAGCCGTGATTATTAACTCCGGCTAAATCGTAATCTTTGGAACCAATCTGCGCCTTGGCTTGCGCCAAATCGGAAGGCGCAGAAGGTCCACCACACAAGAGAATACAAGGTCGAGCAGCACCCCAACCTTGTAGCTCGTCTAATTGGAACACTTACGCAACAGTGACGTCCTGCGCTGCCGCGAAGCTTTCAGCATGAGCAACCGCAATATCACAATCTTGGTAGAAGAACAGATTGGTCGTTGCCGTTCCTGCGCTGGAGTATGGGTCCACCAGTACGTCCAAGGCGCTGAAGAAGCCCACATAAAGGTCTGACCAGTTGCCGAAAATCAGCGAGTATGGTGAAGAACTCGGTGCTTGAGTTGTCTGAACAACCGGATAACCAAGCATGGAATCCGGTGTTGGCATAATCATCCGCGAGTCAGTGCTGGAAGCAACCAGTGTCTGCATCAGTTTTCCAACTACTGCCGGATGAGTTACCCAACGCAAGTTGCCAAGCAGAGCGTTGTCCTGGCTGACTTCCGTCATAATATCAACGACATTGCCATAGCTTAAGTTCGCGTTGCCACTGGTTCCGCCAGAAGAAACGTCACCGATTCCAGCCGTGCCAAGGATTCCGGTTGGCTCATTACTTCCGCCACCTTTGATTGCCACGTTGTCGAGTTTGGCTGCGAAAATTCGGACCATGTTGTTGCGAATCAGTTGTTCAACGCTTGGGTCAGACTGAATCATCAGTTCGCGAGTCACTGCAACTTTGTTTGCGAGCAGCTTTGGTGTCATGGTGACTTGTGCAAAGTCAGGCTCACTGTTTCCAACTGAGCCACCTTCTGCAATGAAAGCCGCTGCGGTGCTTGCGCTGATTTTTGGAATCGCAACATTTCCTTGCAGTCCGTTCAGAACGGTTGCGCCTACTTGCCCAAGAATGCTGGTTGAAATCAGTGCATCAATGAAGCGGTCACCTCTATAGTCCTCTGGGACAATATTGGAACCAGCGCCAAAGGTTGCACCGGCTGCGGTTGATACCGTTCTGGTCTGCCATCCCCAATCTGGGACAAAAAAACCTTTTGGTTGTCGCTTTTGCGTCTTTGCGAGTTCCTGACTGATTTCCATTTCAAAACCAGCTTTTGACCAATCCTTCTGGTCAGCGGCTCGAATGGCTCGCACCAAGGAATAGTTGCGCTTTTCTTTCGGGCTTGCGTCCACTGAGAAGTCCATAGGCTTGGAAGTCTTCTTCTCCAGCAGCATGGCTTGGAATTCAGAAAGTGACTTCTCTTCCTGCAATGCTCGAAACGCTAGGTCATACTCATTATGTCGCTTGCCCAGTTCGAGAATCTGAGAAGCTTGGTTACGGTATTCCTTCAATTGGTCTTCCTGCCGAATCTGAACTTCCGGCTCTTTAACTACTTCTGCGCTCATTGTTTTCTCCTGAATTGCAGAATTGTCATTACCGGAAATTTCCGGCTTGGATCTGCCTACTCCAACAGTGGAGTCAGCAGGAATGGAAACCATGCTCACTTCGAGCGGTTTAAATTGGTTGACTCTATAAACTGGTT